TCCGTATGCCATGTCAGTTGTCTAATTGCGATCTCCTTGCCGAGAGCGTGATGTCGCGGTTCAGAATCGTGCCGGTTATGTTGACGTCGATGCTGCGGTTTAGTCTCCCTGCCTGGGCCTGCGTCATGGCCGTTCCTCCTGCTCCGAGCATGGCCGGAGAGGTGTTGTTGTTGAATCCCACGACTCCGCTTCCTCCTGAGTTCATGCCGAGGATGTTGCTTTTCGTCATTCCTTTAAAAATGGTTCCGAAGTTTGCGGCTTGGTCAAATCCAAAGAATGCCTTCATGCCTGGTATGAGGCTCATCACGGCGGCCAGAATAGCTGCGGCGGCTATCGCTGCTGCCATCTTTTTTATCATGTCGCCGAGGAATTTTGTAAAAAACTTACCAAAGCCGAGCAGGATTCCTTCCGAAGAGTTGAAGGCTGCTTCTATGCTGCTGGCCATGCCGTCAAAGACGCTATCGGTGATCCGGCTGAAGTCGAGCATGCTCTGGCTCAGGACCTGGATGTGGCTGTCCATGAGCTGGAAGTGCGGCGTTATGTTGTCTATGGCTGCCCGGGTTATTGCCGTTGCTCGCTCTATCTCTGCAGCGGCTTCCTTCGTTCCTCCTCCTCCTTCCGCCTCTCCTCCTCCGCTCATGCTGGGAGTGGCTGTTGCGGCTCCTGCTCCCTTGGTGGTTGTCTTGATCTGGATAAGTTGAACATGGGGTTTCTTAGTCATGTTCTCCATCATCTTGTTCCAGTTCTGGGCGGTGGCTCGGGTTAGTTCGTCGGTGTGGTCCTGGACCTTAGCCAGGCCCTGCTTGACGTGTCCTTCGATCTCTCCCCAGCGTCCGGTGAAGGCGTCTTTTATTACCGTTCCTATGATTTTGAAATATTCGACCAGGCTCTTGATCTCGTATTTCAAAGCTGCGAAGGCTGTTTTTACCACAAAGCCGATGCCCTGGACGACGGCCCTTACGGCTGTGCTTTCGTTGTAAAGGTCTATAAAATAATTAATTACGCCGACCAGAATATTGCGGAAACCGTCGAAAACCTGTATTATCTTCGGCATCTGTCTTAGGCCCCATTCCGAGATCTTGTTGACCACGGGCAGGAGGTGTTCTCCTATCTGTGTCTTTACGTTGGTCCAGGCTGCTCCGAGTGCGGCTGTCTTTTGTGTGGTGGTAAGCGTTACATCTCCCATCTTCGCCATGCCTCGCTCGATGATGTTTCCTGCTGCTACGCCGAAGTCACCGACCCTCTGCACCTCTGCCTGGAGTTCCGCGGCTGAAATTCCGAGGTTATCCATGACCAGGGTGCTTTTCCTTCCTATCCCGTTGATGATCGATTCCGTGAGGTAGTCTACGCTCTCCCCTGTCTGGGTTGCTCGCTTGGTCGCAAACTCAAAAAAGGTCGCAAGTTTTGAAAGCGGGATATTGAAGTTGTCGGCCCTAACGGCGTATTGCATGAGCTTTAGGTCGTCGACGGTTCCCCTGGTTGCTTTCTGGAGTTCGCCGAGCAGGGTTGGATCGTTGAGTCGGTCGAAGGCTTGCCTTACTCCCTGGGCCTGTCCTGCTAATGCGATCATCTGCTTGCCAAGGTCGACGATCTTTCCTACGGCAAATACGCCAGCCATAACGACTCCGAGCTTCGACATTGCCTTGCCGAAAATGCCGGTTTTTTTCTCCGCGTCCTTGAGGCCCTTATCAAACTTGGATTTGTCCAGGCCCAGAATTGCTTTCAGTTGTCCGACTATCTTCATTTTACTTCTTTTTCTTTACGTCCGGCCATTTGCCTATCAGGTCCTCTGCTTCCTCTTGAGTCCATCTCGGGTATTGTTGCTGCCTGTTGTCAAAGGGCAGCTTTATCAGCTGTTGCGGCGTCATGTTCTGTTTCTTGCCCTGGGCGGTGTTGTGGACCATCATTGCAATGAATCGGGTTTGCTCCCATCTTCTGTCTATCTCTCGGTAGTAAGCCATCTGCATTAGGTACGTCCTGAAGGGCGGCAGCTGCCAGAACTCCTTTTCTGTCAGCCCCAACTCTGCAAAGGCCATGTCGTTGATGTCCTCCAGGGTTAGGTCTGCTCTTTTTTTTTAGCATCATCCTTTGCTTTAAGCCATGCCGGAAATTGTGCGTAAGTCATCGCCTCTGCAAGCTGGAGGTTCTCCTGCTTGCTTGCCCTCATCAAAGCCTTGGTCATGTTGTCGGGCGTGAAAAAAACCTTTTTGCCCTTCTTCATGCAATGCCAGGCCGCGGCTCCGTAAGCGAGGGCGTCCATCTGCTGATCAATGGGGAGCTTAGAGAAATCCTCCGGCTCCATGCCTTTAAGGTCGTAAGCTATCAGCCATGCCTTCCACTCGTAGTCAAAGCCTACGCGAATCCTCCAGGGGATCCCGGGAAAGCGGAGGCTGAGTTGCGTTTGCCATTTCTCCATGTCTGGCTTTGTTTTAAGTTACCGGTACGACTTCATCTTCTACCTCTCCGGTGATGACCAGGTCCAGGGTATAGCTGGCGAGGTCGTCATGCGGTCCCTCTATGTGGGCGTGACGGATGTGGCATTCTGCCTGGTAGTAGATGTCTCCTGCTGTCGTTCCTCCGAATTTTGCCGTTAGCTGTGTTCCTGCTGCCAGGAGGACAAAGGCATCGTCAAAGCTGGTATTGGCTCCGGAGGTGGGATCGTATAATCCGCTTACGCTGAATTCGCCTCCTTTGAAAAGCGGGATTACCTCTTTCCATTGTTCTGTGCTTTCGCCTGTTGTCGCGTCTCCCATCTCGGCTTCGATGTCCATGGAGTGACTGCGGTATCCGACGAGCGTCTTGTCCTCGAGTTGCAAGACGATTTTATAACCTGGTACTTTTGCCATTTCGTGTCTGGTATTAAATTGTTAAACAGTTCCTTGTGTTATCTTTCCGGTTACGACAAGGTCGAGTGTGTAACTGGCCAGGTCGTCGTGTGGTCCTTCGATGTGGACGTGGCGTATGTATGCGTCTGCCTCGTAGTACTTGCTGCCGACGGCGGTGTTTCCGAACTTGGCGACCACTTTCGTTCCGGCTGCCAGTATGCTGAAGGCTCCGTCGAAGGTTGTAACTGATCCTCCTGTGGCTGGATCGTAGAGTCCGCCTACGCTAAATTCTGCGCCTTTAAAAAGGGGCATGTTCTCCTTCCATTGGTTGGTGCTTGCTCCTGTCGTCGAGTCAGCCATGTCGGCTTCGACGTCCATGCTGTGGGTGCGATACCCGACGAGCTTCTTTGTGTCGAGCTGTAAGACGATCTGGTATCCCGGTACTTTTGCCATTGCTTTTGGTGTTTATTAGTTTGACATTCAATTAGTTTTGCTCTATAAAGTGGTTGATCCTGAGTTTCCTTGTTATGATGTAGTTTGCCTCGACCATCTCTGCTGTGTACTCGCTATCTCCAAAGCTGGCCGTTAAGGCGGTGAAGTCTGCCATGGTCAGGCCGGTGGTGTCTCCCAGCAGTTGCAGCAGTTGGTCCTGGACCGAGTTTGCCGGTTCTTCATCCCCTTCGCTGATCTCCTGGATGCTCACGGTCTGGAGCGCTACCGTGGTGTTGTATATGACCTTGTCTCCTGTGTTGTAGTTGTGGTTTGCTTCTATAAAAAAATGAACGTATAGCTGCTTCTTACGGGGGATCCTGGTTCCTATGGTGACTGCCTGTCCGTTGTAGGTGATCTGTCCCGTCAGGAGGCTGGTGTATGCTGCGAGCAGCTGCTGCGTTGGATCCTTGTGTGTCATGTCAGGCTTCTTTTTATTAAACTCTCCAATTTGTCACATGCGAATTTCCAAGCTGGAAACAGAAACGGGTGCGGCTGTGTGCCGGGGTGTTGTACTTTCTTGCCGTAGGTTGCGTAACCCATGGCAGCTGATTTTGCTGAAATTGCCCAGCCCGCTGGCGCTCCTCTCTTTGGTCCGGCCAGGACTTTTTTCTGCCGGATCCGGATCGTATGCGGCCTGGTTCCTTCTTCAAATGCCTGGCTGTAATTGGCATGGCTGATGACCTCTCCGACAAAGCCGTTGCTGGTGATCTCCTTCTGGATCTGGTTGTGGAGATAGCCTCTGCGGACCTTGGAGTTCCGGGTGAAGTTTCGCACCTTCAGCTTGGCGAGTTTCTCCATCTG